CTTAGGAGAAAAATATGTCAAAATTAGTCGTAGATGAAATTCAATATAGTGGCGGTACTGCTTTAACTTTACCTACTACTTCTCCTACTGCAGGAGATAGATTAAAAACGGATGGTTCTGGTAATTTAGGTTGGGCTAATTATACAACAAGTATTCAAAGACCTAGCCAATTATATAATATGCCTGCTGCTTCAGGAAACGCTAATCAAGCCTTAAAAACAGACGGATCAGGTAATATAGGTTTTGCAAATGCACCTGGAAACCCTATGTATGTGGAAGGAGCTGGTACAAATCAACGATATGGTTATTATTTAGTGGATAAAGTTGATACAATTGCTGGAAGTCCTGGGAATAATTTTTCAGTAAGAGTTCCAACATCATTTGTACCTGCTGGTCAGGAAGCAAAATTAATAGGTATGTATATGAGAGTTGTTAATTTAGGAGGAGCAGCTAACAGTAGTAAAATCTATATTAGAGGCATGACAAATGGTGGTGGCTCTGCTCACTCAGGTAATGCTGTAAATACAATGGAAATATACCGATATGGTGGTAGTGGTTCAGGATATAACAATTCAAATAGTACAGATGGTTCATATATTTATGGAGGAACACTTCCTAACCAAAATCCTTGGGGTGATGGAACAGTACAATTTACTGATACAGGTAGCACAACTCAATATGGAAAAGGACAATATGTAGAATTATTTATGTATATGGCGGAATCAATGGCAGAAGCATGGGGCACAGGAGGATTTGCAAATAGTAGTAATACAGCATTCGGTTATGTTCATTTTTGGAATTACAAGCAACCGCAGTATAATGGATATAGAGTTTTTAGTAATGCGCCTTATGGTTTTCTATTTAGTAATAGTCAAGGAAGTAATTTTAATGATGGTTTTGTTGAATTATATGCATTAATGAGAGATGACGCAACTTATCCGTAATATTAAAGGTGAAATATGAGTAAAGTAATAGTAAATCAATTACAAAATAGCACAGGAGGTTCTCCTACATTAACTTGGATGACTGCTGACGGAACTTCAGGTCAAACAATTAAATCATCAGATGGATCAGGAACATTAGCTTTTACAAGCGATGCTGTTCCTGTTAAAACACAAGATGGAAATGAAACATTAAATTTTCCAAACACTATTTCTGCTGATTCATTATCTTTTAAAACAGATGGTTCTGGTAACTTATCAACATTTAGTGCGACAAATCCTTTTTCTGTTGCGGGTTCTGCTCCGAAAGAAACAGGTTTAAGGTTATGTGATAGGGTAAATATATCTGAAGAAACCCCTGCTGCTCAATATACACTTACTGTGCCAACTGCTTATACTACAGATTTAAGTCAAATATTAGGTTTTGAAATAAGAACTCATGGATTAAGAAGTGCAGCACAAACCACTTGGAATTGGGGGTATCAATTAACCGATCAAAGTGGAACAATTCTTGGTGCACCAGGAGCAGAAAGAATTGGAATTATATATTTTGGAGCCCAAAGCGGACAATATGGAACTACGCAAAAAATGCCTTCAACTTCTGATAAAATAAGACCAAATGTGTACCCTGTTTATTCAAATGCTGATAATCCAACAACTTCTATATTTGATAATACTACTGCATTAACAAATTGGACACCAGCACCGCAATTAGGCTACAATAAAACAATTATTTATAATGCTCATACAAATAAAACTTATCTTAGTGAATCTCATACTAAATATAATAGCGCTTTGGATCAATCACAAATGGAACTTGCTTATGGTCAATTAGCTAATTGCGCAGGTCATATAGGTGGAATAAAAGTAGAAGACACAAGCGGAAACAATTTAGTAGATGGTCTTGTAGAGCTTTATGCTCATTTTAAAAATGGAATAGATGTATAGGAAAATATTATGGGTAAAATAGTAGTAAAAAATATTCAGTCACAAAATAGCACGACAGCTTTTAAAATTCCATCATCTGACGGAACTGCTGGACAATTTTTAGAAACAGACGGAGCTGGTAATTTATCATGGGGAGCACCTTCAGATTTTAAAAGTGCAGACGGCTCTTCTTTAACTTATACTTTACCAAATACTGACGGAACTGCTGGACAATTTTTACAGTCAAACTCTACAGGTGGAGATACAAAATGGGCGAGTGTGTCTAGTCCAACAGCAACACCAGATGGTACAAAACAAGGATGGAATTTTATTGATAAATTTGTTGCTGATGATGCTGGTTCTGTTAATGAAGTTAATTTAACTGTTCCGACATCAATGACAACAGATGGAAGTAATATTATTGCTTATAAAATGGATTTTTATTCTCTTAGTGGAGAAGATAACAATAGTAATGCTAGTCCTAGAATTAGTTGTTATTTACAAGATGGATCAACCGTTGCCTGTCAAACGGATGCGTATAGTAATTGGCATCATTGGAATTCACAAAATGGACATCAAGCAGGTTCTACTTCTTATTCTTATACCGCTGGTAGTGGTTATAGACCAAACACAACTTATTTTGGCGCAGGAACTAATTACACAACTAATTCAGGTAAAAAAACATATGGAAGTACTGGTTATTTAGGAGGGGGTCTTTCAGGAACATTTTTTTGGTGGAACGCAAGAGGTAATCCACAGGGGTGGATGAACGCACATGGTCCTGCAACAATAACAAATTGGACTAATTATAATGGTATGACTTATGGTTATGTTACACCTACAGATACTACAAACCCATACCACACAACAAATAATCGTACAATGTCTTGGAAGTTTCAATTTATTCAAGGTGGTGCAATAAGAAATGGAACCGTTATTTTATCAGGATACTTTAAAAACGGAGTTCTTTAATGGTTTCTGAAATTAAATCTAATGATGATTTAACCCTTTCATCTGCAGCAACTAAAGATGTTAAGATAAAATCAAGAAATACATCTTATACTTGGCCCACAGCAGATGGAACAGCAGATTCATTTTTACAGACAAATGGAAGCGGAACTTTATCATGGGGTGAAGTATCAGCTGCAAATGGATTTGAAGAAGTTGCTAATGGAACTAAATTTCAGGGAACAGGAGTAGGTTCTAATATACAATTTAATAATGTATTTACGAGAGGAAATAATTATAGAATTTATATAAATAGTTTAGCTCCTGTTACTGCTACAGGAAGTACATCTTTATATTTTCAATTTACGAAGGGCGGTAGTGTCGTAACTTCAGATCAAGTAAACACTGCTTGTAATTATAGATTTCAAGAAATGGATGCTTATGGTAGTAATAATAGTGGACAAAGGAATGCTTCTCAATTTGAGTTAGGTGGTTATTTTACTAATTGGGTAAGTAAAGCAGATAATACTAGTTATTACTCAAATTATTATGAATCTATGCCTGGTATAGGTGCTTGGGGATGGATTGATGTATTTATTCCTGATGGAGGAAGTGGAACTGATGCACCTGCAATGTTAACTTGGGATTACACTAAAGCAGCAGGTTATTATCACCCACAATATGGATATAATTATAGAGTAGCTGGTAAATATACTGGTTCTGGTGTTTTACAAGCAAGTCAATCAGGAACTAATTGGACAACTTATTATTCATCTTCTGTAGGAATAGATGGTTTTAAATTATCTTTTAGTAATGGAAATGGATTTGGTACTTATTCTGCTTGTAAAATATTTAAGTATTCTCAACCACAATTAGGAACATCTTAAAATGCCCATAGAAAAAATTTGGACTAACGATCAAGGTGAAATTGAAGTAAATATTACTCAAGAAGCCGAAGATAAAAGAAAAGAAGAATCATTAAAAAGTAAAAGAGATAATTTTTCTGTATTAGTAGTTCAACTTTTAAAAAAATCAGATTGGACTGCTGTTTCTGATGCTAGAATTACGGAAGAAGAAAAAACAGAAGCTAGAGCTTATAGAGAAAAATTAAGAGATATATTTGATAATATAAAAAATCAAACAGAAGAAGAAATAGCATTTGTTGAGTTGCCTGAAACACCTCAATTTATTGTTGATTCTTATAATTAAATAGTATAAAAATTAAAAATTAGGAGTAAATAATATGGCATATCAACAAAGTGACTTTGTGGTTTTTAGTCAAAGACCTCAGTTAAATAAAAGAGATGACGATCCAAATTCTGCGACATTTGGTCAGAGAATTAATGTGGATTATACTGATGATCAATGGGATGAAGCAAAAGCAGAAGCACAAGCTCAAATAGATAATTATGCATCTAATAGAAAAGATCACCTTAGATCAATTAGAACTCAATTATTATCTATTACAGATTGGGCTGTTAATACTGATTCTCCTTTAAGCGCAGATGATAAAGCATCTTTAACAACTTGGAGACAACAATTAAGAGATTTACCAGATTCTAATGCTGATGTTGATTTAATAACAATACCTGATTGTCCTGTTGCTTCTCTTAACATTACTACACCAGATTTACCTGTTGAAGGCACAGCTTAGTGACTGGTTTAATGTTATCAGATAATTCTGGTTATGATCCAGACGAGTTACACACAAGACAGCATAAACATGAGTTTAATGTTCAATTTTCTGTAATTAGTAAAGATAGGAATTTTCTTAATGCATTAGAAGATATTAATTCTAATGAATTAGGCGACCAAATAAAACAACTCATTAAAAATGAGGATAGACAATTCACAACAGAATAGTGTAAATTGTCTATATTAGGAGTAATGTAGACAATGGCATTAGGATTTTCAGCTTACGCAGAAACAGCTTATGGGGAATCAAGCACAACACAAACTGTTAATTTACTATTAACTGGCGTTCAAGCAAATGGCGCTATAGGTTCTGTATTTGTTACATCTCCTGAGTTAATATATGCAACAGGTGTTGAAGCTAATGGTGTTATTGGTGATGCTATTGCTAAAGCAGGTTTTGTTAATGCTAAACCTCGTGGAAATGAAACATTTACTATAACAGTACAAAGCACTGGTAGTGGAAATAAATATTTTGTAAATGATTTCCAACAATTAATGCCTACTGCATTACATTCAGGTTTTACATATAAATTTGATCAAGCTGCTACAAGTAATGGAACTCCATCTAGTCATCCTTTAAGATTTTCTACAACACCTGATGGAACTCATGGCGGAGGAGTAGAATATACTACAGGAGTTACGGTAGTAGGAACACCAGGTTCTCCAGGCGCTTATACACAAATTATTCCAACAGACTCTACCCCTACTACACTTTATACTTATTGCACTAATCATCCTAATATGGGTTTTGAGGTAAGTGTTGGTGCTAATGTAGAAATTCTTTCAAATACAGCATTAGGAAGCCCAACAATAATTCCTCAAGCAAAAATTTTCCCTGCTGGTGTAGAAGCTACAGGACAAATTGGCGATGTTAGTGTATCATTAAGCGCTGTTGCTACTGTAACAGGCGTAGAAGGAACTTTACATACTACTACAGTTTTAATATGGAGTGTGGTAGATACTAATCAGAATCCAAATTGGACTGAAATAGCAGCGTAAAAAGGAATAAAAAATGGCTACATATACTAATTTAGGAATTAAAAAAATTGCACAAGGTGATGAAGCTGGTACATGGGGTACAAGCACTAATACAAATTTAGATATTATAGACGAATCACTTCATTACAATTCATTTAATTTTAGTTTAGATGCAGATAAAACATTAACTGTAACAGATGGTGTTACAGGAAGTAGTGGCTCTCCAAGCGGAAGAGAACAAATATTAGAATTTAAAGATACAGGAACTGTATTAACAACAACTAGAAGTGTTATTATACAACCATCTGATTTAACTAAAATGTGGCTATTTAAAAATTCTACAGCACAATCGTTAAGATTTAAAATGAATTCAGGTGACACAGGTATTTTAGTTGCTAATGGAAAAGATGCTCTTTTATATTCAGATGGAACAGGTGTTATGAAACAATCTGAATCTGCTTCACCTGGCGTTACAACAGTTACAGGAACTTCAGGTCAAACAACAGCTTCACCAACATCAGGGGATGTTATTGTTGGCTTAGATAATGGTGTAATGAGAAAAATAGCAGGAGGTAATGCAGCTACAGGAACTTCAACAAATAATTTTTATAACGGAACTAATTATTCTACATATAATTTTCAAGGTTCTTTACAAATAGGAACTTCATCTACTGAAAATATAAATATAAGGCCTATTGATACATCAGGAAATGCAACTGTAGGAGATTTTTATTCTTCAGGTTATCAAGTTAATGTATCAAGTACATTTACTGGATTTACTTCAAATATGGCAATAACAACAAATGGTTTAACAAATCAATGGACATTACCTTTATGTGCGCCTGGAGGTAATAATCAAGTAGATGTTTGGTGGGATATTAATTTATTTAGAGATAGCTCTTATCAATCTGGTTCTGGATATCCTTATTATGGAGAAGGTAGATTGATATCAAGATCAGGTTTAGATACGACTGCTTCTAATATAGTTCATTTTACAATGGGAGCTTCAAATGTAGGAACTTGGGTTAATTTTGGAGGACTAAGATTTACAACAACATCTAATGTCACATCAGGGCATTATATAATTAAAGCTAATACATACTAGGAGATTAATACATGGCTAAAGTAACTGTTTCAGAAGTAGATAAAAAAGTTGCCGTAATTGAACAACAGTTAGTTGACCATGTAAAATCGTGTGAACAATTAGCAGAAGAAACATTAGAAAGAGTTAAAAGATTAGAATATTTTATTATAGCTACCCTTTTATCAGTAGTTGGCGGAACTGTATTAGTAGTAGTTCAACTTATTACAAGAAGTTTAAATTAGGAGATAATATGTTAAACAAAATAATAGAAACAATAAAATCAAACGCATGTACACTAACTGAGTGGACAAAAGAACCTCATATAGCTTTAGGCGTTTCATGGTTACTTTTAGGTATAGGATATTTTATGTCTTCAATTACCTTATTTATTTTAGCTATAGGCTTAGGTGCATACGGATTATATTTAATATCTAAGGGGTAATTATGCTATCACTTTTCGGCAGTTTACTCGGCTTTGGAACTTCTTTTCTCCCTTCAATTCTTTCATTCTTAGAACAAGGACAGAAAAATCGTCATCAATTAAAATTATTGGATGCGCAGGCAAAACACGCTGAAGTTCTTAGTAAACTAAAAGTAGAAGAACTTGACGCACAAGCTGATGTATCTGAAGCTGAGAATATATATAAACACGCAACTGAATTAGCTAAAGCTAATAAATCATCTTTTGTGTCTGCTTTACAAGCTTCTGTTAGACCTGTAATTACTTATTTTTTCTTTGTAGTATTTGGTCTTATTAAAGGATTAGCTGTTTATGTAGCCATACAAGAAGGTGACGATGCTTACCAAGCTATATTAAATAGCTGGGATGAAGAATCGAAAATTTTATTTTCAACCATAATTTCGTTCTGGTTTGGGCAAAGAGGTATGAAATCAATAAGAAAGGCAATGAAATAAAATGCCTTATACTGATATAACACCACCGCCAGGATTAAACAAAATAGGTTCTCGCTATACTGCGAGAGGTCAATGGTTTAATGCAAACCTTATGAGATTCTTTAATGGTGTTCCTGAAAAATTAGGAGGTTGGACAAATTGGATAACTCTTTCTACAGGAGCTTTTAATAATTCTAGTGTTCGTTCTTTATATCTTTATAGAGCAAATGATAACACTAGATATACAGGAATAGGAACTACTTCAAGATACGCAATAGTTGAAGGAACTGTACCATCAGATATTACACCTGTTACTAATTTAGTTTTTGGAGCAAATCCTGTTGCTTCTACAAATGGTGAAAATACATATACTTTTACAACTACTACACCACATGGATTGTCATCAGGAGATTTAGTTAAAATGAAAAGCCTTACAGGAACTATAGGTGGTCAAGATTTAACTTATTTTAATGCTGATACAACTGATTCTTTTAGTGCTATGGAAGTTACATCAACACCGTCAACAACAACTTTTTTGTTAACAGGAAATGTAACTGCTAATGCTACAGCAACAGGTGGCGGAGCTATTGTTACAGGAGAGGCTTATTTAGATGTTGGTTCAAATAGTTATATTGCTGGTACAGGATGGGGTGCAGGTGATTGGGGAGGTTTAATAGATAATACTGCATGGGGCAGTACAGCTGCTTTAGATTATAAAAACCAATTAAGGTTATGGTCTGAGGATAATTTTGGTGATGATTTATTAATAAATCCTAGAGGTGGTCCTATTTATTATTGGGATAAATCTTTAGGGGCTTCAAACAGAGCTGAATTAATATCAACAAAATCTTTATCTTTAAACCCAATATCTGCTTCTGAGATTGCTGATTCAACATTAAATGGAACTATTAATGATACAGCTACAACAATTGTAGTTGCAGATGCTTCTGAATTTGATACTTATAATGGTTATTTGATTATAGAAGAAGAAGTAATATTTTATTTATCAAGAACAGGAACTACCTTTAGTGGCTGTATTAGAGGAAAAAACAATACTAAAGCTGCATCTCATAATAACGGTGTTACCGTTAAACAATACCAATCAAATGCTCCTTTCTTTTCTTTACAGGTATTAACAAGTGACCAAGATGGCCATTGTATCGCATTTGGCTGTAATCCATATTATGAAGACGAGATTAACCCTATGCATATAAGGTGGTCTGATACAAACAATGCTATGGATTGGACGCCTCGTGCTACAAATTCAGCAGGTGGGGTTGATTTAAGTAGTGGTTCAGAAATAGTTGGAGCTTTATCAGGAAGGCAAGAAATATTAATATGGACCGATAAAGCTATGTATTCTATGAAATTTATTGGAGGAAATCTTGTTTTTCAATTTGATGAAATTCAAGACGGCATAACAATGATATCCCCAAGAGCTGCTGCAAATGCTGGAGCTAGTACATATTTTATGGGAGAAAGAGGATTTTATAGATATTCAGGAGCTGTTGAACCTATACCTTGTCCTGTTCAAAATTATATATTTGATGATTTAGATGTTAGTGAGCAACAAAAAATATTTAGTGTTGCTAACCCTAGATATAATGAAGTCTGGTGGTTTTACCCAAGCAATGAAATGAATAATTTATATTCAGGTAGCGGAACGGCTAATTCTGATTTAGTTCAAGCTGCTGATATGGCTGACCCTACAAGATGTGTAATTTATAATTATGTAGAAAACACTTGGACATTATCTGATATGTGGCGTTCAGCAGGAGCAACAGCATATGAAGAAGATTATATGTTATTAGCTCAACAATTTGATACAAATAATATTTTCTTAGTTAAACAAGATGATGGAGATAGAGCTAATAGTTTATCAGCTGATGCTACAGGTTCTAATTTTACTTCATTTATTGAAAGTGGCTCTATTCCTATTGCTGATGGAAATGAATTTATAGCTATAAAATCATTAATACATGATATGGATATTGGTGGTCTTTCTAATGTTAGTGCAAAATTATCAGTTGCTGATTATCCAAGCGAATCACCAACAGTATCTTCTACTAATAATTTAACAAATACCACTAAAAAAACAGATGTTAGAGCAAGAGGAAGAGCTGCAATATTAAGATATGAGCACACAGATCAAGATTCTTTCTTTAAATTATATGGTATAAGAGCTGATATGCATCAAGATGGAAGAAGATAATGGCAAGACAACCTTTAAGACCAGCGCAGAAAGAATATAGTTCAGTAGATGAGGATTTATTTAGACAACAAGTTATTAATTTTATGAATGAAATTGATAATAAAGTTTCTTTAGTAGAGGAAACAAAAACAACAAATAGCTCTAAAAGCGTTAGAAGACTTCAATTAATGCTTTTAGGTGCTCCAAATTGGACAAATTAAATGGCAGATGATTATAAAGTATTAGCTCAATTAAATCCAAGTGCTGCAACAGCAACAACTTTATACACTGTTCCTAGAAGAGAAGGAACTGGTGTTGACGCTAAATTCCCTGCCCAAACTACAATTAGTTCTTTAGTTGTATGTAATAGAGACGGAACAACTGCTGATACATTCAGAGTTAGAATAAAAGTAAAAAATGAAAGTGATGACAACAAGCAATTCATATATTATGATAAGAGCGTTAATGCTAAAGATACGCTCGCAGCAGTGATAGGTATTACTTTAAGTGAATCTGATGTTGTGCAAGTATATGCAACAAACGGTACTTTAAGTTTTAGTTTATTTGGAGTAGAAACAACATAATGAATTACAATAGACCTTATAAAAATATGGCAGACCAAGTAGCGAGCAGAGGTCGTTACGGAGATACTACCTTAATGCATGTTAATCCAGCTGAAGTAGAAGGATTAGCAAGTTTAACACCATTAACTATAAATCCAGATACAGGATATCCAGAAGCTTTTCTTCCTTTCTTAGCTCCTATTTTAGGTAGTTTAGGCGGTACAGCATTAGCAAGTAGTATGGCTTTATCTCCTTTAGCAACTTCAGGTATCGCTGCTCTAGGTTCTGGGCTTGCAACAACAGCTGTAACAGGAAGTCTTGAAGAAGGTCTTTTAGCTGGTCTTACTGGTTTTGGTATTGGTCAAGTAGCTCAAGCAGGGCAAACAGCAGGAACTTTAGCAAAAGAAGGAGCTAAATTTGGCGTTAACCCTGAAACGATATCTAGTATAGGAACTGAATGGGTTCCAGGAGTTGATGGTGCTAAAGGCGCATTAGCTCTTACAGGTAAAGATGCGCTTGCAACTTTAACTCCTACTCAAATTACAGATTTAACAACTGCTGTAAATAAACCAGGAATGAGCAATTTATTTACTGAAGCAGGAATGAAAGGCGCTGGTAGTGCTTTAATGAGCCCAGCAAACCTTGCTCCTATAGGAGTTGGTATGGGTGGAATTGCTGTAGAAGAAGACTATAAAAATTATGTAGAAAGCATGGAAAATGCAGAACAAGCAAGAAAAGATAAAAGAGCAGCTGATAAAGCAGCTTATGTAGAACAAATACCAGGAAGAGTAGCTTTAAATCCAACTGGTCCAACAAGAACAGCTGGGGGTTCTGGACCAACAGGATTAGGTGGTCCTTATGCTGGTAGATACGGAAATGAAGGCGGAGCCGTTAGAAGATTTAATATAGGTGGCGATCTTGGAAATATTAATCCAGGTCATTATGGGGCTGGTAATAATCCTTATTTAATAAACCTTGGTTGGTCATATGATTCAAGCACAGGAACTTGGTCAGGACCTGATGGAGCAACATTCCAAGACCCATTTTGGACAAAACCAGGTGATGGAGCAGACGCAGGAGGAGGCGGAGGAGACGGAGAAACAGAAGAGATAGGGTATCAGTATGAAGGAGAGCCAGGTCAGTTTAGACCTCCTACAGAAGTAGGCGCAACACCTCCTCGTGGTTATAACGCTCCACCTAGTAATTATATGCCTGGGTTTATGCCAGAATGGCAATACTTAACTAATCTTGCTCCAAGCGCTACTGATATTAGAGGAAATCAAGCTCTTATTGGAGGAGGAGGAACTACTATTAATACACCACTTACTGGTGAAATAACTCTTCCAGATAATCCTGGAGGTGTTCCAGGGGAAATTGATCCTACTAAAAGAGATTTAAGTGTGAATCCATATGCTTACGGTTCAGACTGGAATGAGTTTTTAATGGGTAATGAGGAAATAGGAAGGTCTTCATATATGGATGAATATATGGCTAATATGCCTTATTATCAATATGCTGACCAATCATTTGACGAAATATTCGGTGGCGGTGGATATGGAACTCCTGCTTTTACAGGATATCCTTATCCAATAATGTCAGGACCTGCTAATCCTCCAGCAGACGCACAACCTAATCCTTATGAAGAGCAAATAGCTTCACTTAATGCAAGAATAGATGAATTATTAGCTCAAATAGAAGGTAAAACTACAGAAACAGAAATTGTAGAAACAGAAACTACAGAAGATGAAAATGAAAATACAGAAGATGAAAATGAAAATAAAGAGGATAAAGAAGATAAAGGCGAGAAAGACCCAAATTGGGTTGAAACAGATAGTTATGTAAATGATGATGGATATACTGTAACTGTATTTACAGATACAAATGTTAATTCACCTACTTACAATACAACTAAAGAAGAAGTAGGAACAACAAAGAAAGAAGATAAAAATGAAGAACCTGATTATCAAGAAACAGGAAGAGTTACATTAGATAATGGTCAAATACAAATTACAAAAACAGATCAAAATCCTGATTCACCCACATTTGGTAGTACTACGACAGAAATTCAAGGTGAGCCAACGCATGAATTAGTTAATGGTGTTTGGGTTCCAATAGGGTCATCAACAGAAAAGACTGTAGTAAATACAGTAAACAATCCTAATGGTACTTCTACTGTCTATTACAGTGATGGAACTGAAGAAATTCAAGGAGAAGTAACACATGAACAAGATGCAAACGGAAATTGGGTTCCAATAGGAACAAGCTCAAGCTCAAGTTCAAGTACAGTTGACGGTGGCACAGGAACTGATACCTTAGACGGTAGTTCAGGCACTGATACCTTAGACGGTGGTGCAGGTAATGATACTATAACTAATACTGTTGATGGTGACACTAATGGCGATGGTATAGTTACTATTGAAGATTATCTGCCTGCAGGAACAAATCTTAACCTTTCAGGTATAGGTATGGGTAATCTTACTATTCCTGATACAAGCGGTGTAACTGGAGGTAATATTACAACTACATTACCAGGGGGAGCTGGAACAGACACTATAACCAATAATACAACAGCTAATACAACAGATAATACAACAAATAATACCGTTCTACCTTACAATAACCCTTATGGAATTAATTTTAATCCTTATGGGCCAGGATTTAATTTTGGAAATATAGGATGGGCTGAAGGCGGAACTGTAAATAGATATCAAGAAGGAGGCCCTTCACTAGCAACAATAGAAGATTATGCTCAACCTTTACCTCAAGGTCGTATGCAACAACCGATGTCTAATCCTAAAGTAGAACAATTAGTATCTTCTTTTGAAGATGTTGCAGAACAAAAAGGACAACCTTTATCAGAAGGAGATAAAGATTTATTAAGAAAAACATCTTCTGTAATTTTAGGTGAAATACAAGATGATGGAACAATAATTTCTCAATTTGTTGCTTTATTTGGAAGTGAGCAATTAGATAATTTAAAAGCTTATTTAAATCCTGAAGCAGAACAAACAAAAGGAATGATTGAAGGTGAAGGCGGAGGAATGGATGATAGAGTTTCTGGAACTCTAGGAGAAGAACAGGTTGCTTTAAGCCCAGGTGAATATATTGTTACTGCTGATGTTGTAAGTGATTTGGGTGATGGTAATAATGAAAAAGGAGCAGAGATAATGGATGATTTTATGCGAAGAGTTCGTTACGCTAAACATGGAACTGCTAAACAACCTGATCCAATTGATTTAGATGAGGTAATGCCAGCATGAAGGTAAAACAAACATTAGTACAACCAAAAGATTTAGGTCATGTGTGGCCTTTCGTGGAGAAACTATTAAATAAAAGTATTAAAAGAAGTTACGGAAGAACAAGCACATCAGATTTATTACAAGAATGTTTATATGGCGAAAGTCATTTATGGATTTTTTATGAAGAAGAAAGATATCCTGAAATATTAGGATGTGGTATAACTCAAATAAATGACTATCCGTCAGGATTAAGAATGCTTAATATTGATCATTTAGCTGGTAGACATCAAGATAAATGGACTAAAGACGGATTAGAGGTTGTAGAAAAATTTGCTAAAGATTCTGATTGTGATGGAATTGAAGCTTTAGGAAGACCTGGTTTTTGGAACTGGTTGAAAGATGATTCTTGGGATAAAATAGCAGTAGCTTATCAGAAAAGGTTTTTAAATTAATGTTTAGAAGAAGAGTAAGAAGATTTAAAGGTGGTGGCGGACCAAGCCATACAACATCAACTGTAACACAGTCTAATTTACCTGAATATGTTCAAGATGAATTTGAGGCATTACTTAGGCGTTCAGAGTTTGAAAGCCTTCAACCTTATCAACCTTATGGCCAAGCTAGATTAGTAGGTTATTCTCCAGCAGAACAATTTGCTCAACAAGGTATTGCTAATATTGCAAGAGTTGGTGATCCAAGGCAAGTAAGACAAGGTGTTCGCATGATGGAATCTCTTCCAGCTGCTATGAATAACACAATATCAAGAACATATATGTCTCCTTATTTTGCTCAAGCATTAGACCCAGCTAAAAGAGAAATAAGAAGAGAGTCTGCTATGATGGGCAGAGATATAAGAGATGAGGCTGCAAGAACAGGTGGTCTTGGAGGATATAGAGAAGCTATTATGCAAACTGAAAGAATGCGTAATAGAAACAGACAATTAGAAGATTTAGAATATAGAGGAAGACAAGACGCATTTATGGATGCTTCAAATAGATTTAATCAAGATAGATTGTCAAGAATGGAACAAGCTAAGTATTTAAATGAAATGGGTCAAGCAAGACAAGCTGCTGCTATGGAAAGATTAAGAGCTTTACAAGAAGTAGGAGCAGGTCAAAGAGGAATGCAACAAGCAAGTCTTGATATAGGTTATGAAGATTTCTTAAGACAACAAGGATATCCTCAACAACAATTAGGTATGTATGGCAATATGTTACATGGTTCTTTCACACAACCAGATAGAGCTGTAAGTCAGTATCAACAAAGACCAGGATTATTTTCTCAGGCACTTGGATTAGGTCTAGGTGGTTTAGGTATGTTTAATGCAATGAGAGGAGGTAGCTAATGGCAAATTTAGGACAAAATTTAGTTGAACAACAATACGAACTTGAAAATGTTCCTATGCAAAGATTAGTACAAATGGCACAACAACCAGATGGTCTTTTTCCTCAGTATCTTGTTTTAACAGAGTTAGAAAGAAGAAACCGTTATAAGCAGGCTTATGACGCTGAAAAAGCGTCAATGGTTGGTGACACTACTGTCGCTCAAGATTTAGTTAATGAATCTGTAGGCGCACCTCCTGCTGGCATTAATACACTTGGTCCCTCCTCATCTCTCTCAAACCAGGTTAATCCAGCAGGGGGAATTGCTCAAG